ATGTTAGTTCCAAGTGCTTCCCAGTTTCTATTTAAAGCTCTTTGAACTTCTACTGTTGATACTTGGTCAATGTTTGCATTTAGACCTGGTCTTTGTAAAAACCATTCTTCTAAATAAAATCTTCTAGCGTCCATTGCTGGATCACTTATAGTTCTATCGTGCTCAACACCTGTTGAAGCAGTAGTACTATATAATTTATAGTTATTCTTGGATCTTACTGGACCCTGAAAGCTTGTTTTAGCCATAATATTCTCCTTGGTCATATAGACCAATCGTTACACAGTCTCTATATCGTCTGCCTAGCCAGTCTGTATAACTTGTTATACTAGGTATAGTGGGGCACATTATGCGCCCCACTAAAAGATTTACGCTCCTGGTGATCCGAAGATACCTCTCCAGTCAGAGAACCCAAACGAGTATCTCTCTCTAGCTTTGTATCTTACGTTACCAGTATCGAAGTCACCTTCCATCGCAGTTCTAATAGGAGCTCTAGTGAACATCTTAAGTCCATTAGGAGCATCTGTTTTGATAAAGAACGCATCAGTATCAGTTAGGAAATTGTTAACCACATATCCTTGTGGCACCATTCCCATTGATTTGATAGCGTTTAAGTCATTATCAGCAGTTCCTACTCTACCTGCAGACTTCATTAACCTTTCAGCAGTAAATTGAAGGTTTACAGGAATAATCATTTTCATTCCTCTAAGAGCAATTTTCATTCCTCTTTCATCCTTCATACCAGCAATATCAATTAACATCTGCTCAAGCGAAGTTTCGTTTAAGTCAGCTGAAGTTGATAGCTCGTTCTTTTGGTCTCCACTAAGTGTAGGGTGATCAGTAGCACAAAGCTCCTTATCATCGCCACCAAGAAAAGAACTGTTAAACGCTCTGTTAAGAACGTTAGCAGCTTTAATCTGTTTAGTGTTAGCCATTGAACGTGCCAATGCTTTTGTATATCTAGTGCTGATTTTGTCGTAAAGGTTATCCTCTACGGCTTCTTCAGTTAATGAGAAAGCCAAAGCAATGGTTTCGTGGGTGTAGCGTGCAGTGAAAGTTTCTTGTGCGGCTTCATAAGTCACACCTGAACCTTCCGGTTTTACTTCTGCATTGCCAAAACCACCTAGCATTACTTCTTCTTCAAAAGCACGATCAGAACTTTCTTCATCGAAAATTTCTGTGTGCTGGTTTTCGTATCGGTCGTATTCTAATCCGAACAAGGCATTTAAGCCAGGTTCGAGTTCTTTGACCAATTGCATTCTTGAAATTGCCATTATATCTCTCCTCTAGCTATTATGTTCCAGTGATGCCTGTGCCCAACTTAACGTGCTCATTAAACATAATGTGCCAGTTAGCGTTTGCGCTTGATGCATCGTCGTTTTCTGGATCTTTTGTAATCCCAATGATTTTTACCTGTAAGCCAGCAGTAGTTGCTTCTGTACTATCATCAATTTCATTTTTTGATTGTCCATTTACAGTACTACCAGTTGTTAAGACTGAATCAGTATTTTTACCAATATCAGTTTTAGCAATAGTGCCATCACATTGAGCTTCGAAAAGCATGTACGGATCGTCATAGATATACGCGTCTATATTAGTTGAGCCAGATATGGAACCAGCACTGGTTACATTAGTCTGACTGTAGTAATTTGACCATGTAGGTTTTTTACTTACTGGGTCAATGTAGAAGCAACCGTTAAAAACACCTAGGTTCGTAGCGCCGGAAGCTGTTCCAGCAATTACATACCCACCAGACTGCATTACGTGATCACCTTTAAAAATAGATGTACTGTAATTGTCTTCGATGGTGTACATAGTCGTACCCATGTTTTGAACGCCACTACCAACTTTCCCAATAGGTTTGTACCCAAAGGCCGCGTCAATATTAGCCATGATTTTATCCTCATAGTAATTGTTACAACACACTCACCATGAATGTGTCATTTTGTAACTTATGGGGAGAAAAAACTAGTTTTTCTTACCGCCACCAAATGTTACGCGAGATCGCCTGCTTTCATTATGTACAGGCATGCTAGGATGTTGGTCCTTAAGGGGATCGTTTGCAACAGCGTCATCTTTATCTTGTGCAACTTGCGCAAAATATTCTTTTCGCTGCTCAACAATCTCATTAGGAATTCTTGCTAGCATCAAACCTCCAACAGCTATGACACCTGAGTATCTACCCGATTCCATTTGTGGCCATTCAGTGTCTGGGTATTCGTCAGCTCTGACAAACTCCCATCCTTCACGCATTCTAGCGGATACATTTTTTGAATCCATCTGTCCTATCGTTTCGGCCCTAATCCAACGGTGTTTAAAACCGTTAGGTGCGGGTGGTGCATCTAACTGTGATGGTGGAGCCCATTGTTTCCTTCGTTCGGTTTTAACTCGGGTTTCAGACTCGCGTGATGGTAGTTTATTTTTTGTATTTGTATTCATATGCCTACTCCTTCACGTACTTCGCATATTCGCTTAGTGGCACACCTAGTTTTTTGGCTATAGCTACTTGTGAGGGTGTGAGTCTCACAGTGCCTTGGCGCTTGGCTGGCTGAGTACTTCTGCTTGCAGAAGCAACAGTTTGCGTTGGCGTAGAAACTTGTTCAAATTTATGAGGAAAAGTTTCCCTCATTCTTTTGTCAATCTCACTATAGTACTCATCTGACTTCGTGTCAAATCCTTCTTCAACTAATTTACGGTGAATTGAAAAAGATGTGAGTGTCATAGGTTCATCAGTTCCAAACCAATCGTTCTTTTCTGCCCAGTTTTCTGCTTTGGGGTCAGGTGGAGCTGCTGGTTGTGGAGCTGCTTGAGGTTGTTGTATAGGCATTTGTGGTTGATTAGGGTCAACTCCACGTGCCTCCATTTCTTTTTTTAGTCTTTCACGTTGATCCAAGCTTTTCTTTGCTCTATCAGCATCTACTGCTAAACGTGCTATTTTTTGCTGTGCTTCTACTTGTGCGTCTATATCACCAGTATCCATAGCATCTTTTAGCTGTTTTTTAGCTTCTGCTGTTTGAGCTTCAACACGTGATGCAAATTCATTTACATACCCAGTATCTAACTGGCGTGTTTTTTGTTGCAGTTTAGTTTGCTCATGTTGTAATCCTTGAGCAAATTCTATTGCAGCTTGTTCTCTTCGTTCAGACTCTCTTAGTTTTTTAGTTAATTTGTCAATCCTGGATTGAACTTTTTTGCCGTAGTCATCCATCTCTCCTTGAGATGCACTATCTTCAACTACAACTTGTTCTTGTGGTTGAGTGTCTACTTTGCTTTCTTTATTTTCCGGTAGTTCTACATCAACTGATGGGCCATCTGATGGTAAATCAATCATATTGGCATCAGCAGATTCTTGTGTCTCTACTTTTGGCTGTGCGTCTGCAGGCATTTATCCTCCTGTTTATCTGAATTGCAAGATATCCTCTGGGTCTTTTACCACAGCAATTATCTCGTCTTCGTTAAGTATTCTCACTTCACCACCTTCTATCCCAAACCTTGATCCAGCATAGCGACCGAATATAATCCAATCACCTTTCTTGCACCATGGTCCTTTTGGAAACCTTGTCTCATCTGTATAACATTCTGCTCCCATCTTAAGAACTAATCCTGTTACCGTGGTATACCCACGTTCTTGCATCGTTTCATCTGTTAATATTACACCACCTTTAGTTTTACCTTGTCCTTTGTAAGGTAATACTAGCAGACGCCAACCTGTTGGATCAGGTAGCCTATCTAAAATTTTTTCGTCTGGTAAATGTTGTATATTAGAAGTAGCATCTTCTTGAATTTTTTTAAGAAATTTATTTTCTTTGTCTTCCGCTACTTTATTATTTTCATCAGCTTCTACTGACAAATCTTTTTCTTCGAGCGCAAATCTACGCTTTGGTAGTTCTTTCTCCGTCATTATCTTCCTCGTCTTTCTGCAGGTCCTGAATCTCCTGTTCCATTATTGCATAGGCCTTATACTCACCTACGGTTCTATTATACTCATCCCAGCCAGGTAATCCAGCTGCTATGATTTCTTTCAACTCTTCTTTACGGGCTCTAATTCTTTTTAGAATTAGATAAACCGCAGTCTCATTTCTCATTGAAATAGTCTATATACTAACAGTTCCATTTACGCAAAGATTTATTTATTCTAGAGTTAGGATCTCTAGCTGTCTTTGCACTTGTTCTTCTCTTCTTCATGCCCTCCATTCTTGCACAAAATGACTTACGTCTTTTTGCTGCTTTAGAACCTTTTTTTAATTTAGATGGTTTTGTTGTAACAGCTGTCTTTAACTTTGATCCAGGGTTTGCAGCACGATAAGAAGCAACACCTTTTCGGTTTAATCCACCTGATTTGCTTTTACCTTCTTTACGTTGCCATGCTGCTGTTTTAGCCATTTTTCTTTTTAACAACAGACGCTAAAGATTTTGCTTGTCCGGCATGAGATTTAGAAGCTTTCTTTAAACCCTTAATTACTTTTTTTATTTTCTTTTTAGCTGTTTTACGCATACTTTGTTTTTTTACGTTTACCTTCTAAAACCATACCACATCCTTTTGCTATGCCTTTTGGATTTTTATCTGACTTGGCTTTTCTTTTTTGTGATAATGATTTTTTCTTAGCCACTTTTTTTAGCTGGTTTTTTAGCTGTTTTAGCAGATTGTTTTAATGCTTTATCTGTAACAGTGCCTTTGCCAGGTTTACTAGTGCCTCTTTTTTTAGCGCGGTTCATGTAGTAATACAAACCTTTTTTAACAGTACGTCCATCTTTAGTTACGTGTGTATCTTTTTTTGAACCACCTTCTTTGTATCCCATGGCCATTGGATCTTTTTTCATCATTCCGCCACCCATTTTAGACACAACTTTACCACCTTTTTTCATGTAACCCATTTTGTTTCTAACCTTCGTTGGCAATTTTGCTAATCCAGGGTTTTTCTTTTTATCTACTTTTTTCATAGTATCTCCTATTTTTTCTTAATTAAACCCATTGCACCTTTAGCACCTTTTATGCCAAAGCTTGCTGAGCATGCAATATATAATAAATGTTTATAATAATCAGGGAGCTGTTGTAAAGCAATAAATCCTGCTTCAACATGTTCTGTCATGCCAGGAAAAAAAACTAAAACGGCAGGCCCCAAAAGACAAATTAAAATTAGTTCGTCTTTCCACGATCCTTTCATTTGATCCACAGCTGATGCTTCCCATGCCACTTTTCCAGCGATCTGATCCTCTTTTAGCTTAGTTGCTGCTTTAACTTCTGTTAACTTTAGTTCAGCCTTCGCTTGTTTTGTTTTAACGAAGCCTTGCACTCCGTCTGCGACCACGCCTAATAAAGGCTTGGCCAATAGTTGCCATACCATATTAACCTCCTACTAAACTCACTATGCCACCGCTTTTTTTACGCAGGGCCATTTTTGTATATGGATTTTCTTTATGTAGGTTTACCATGTATTGAAGTAAACGTAAACCTTTTGGTACACTTTCTTCATCACCTAATTGTTTTGGACGTCGACCTAATCCTGCAGCTATGCCAGCTCCATAATCTCCACCGCCACCACCGTAAGAACCACCACCGCCACCACCAAATCCACTTCTATTTGATAGTATTCCAGGTGTTGGATCTTCTATGTCAAAAAATGCACCTCTTTCATCCATTCCTACATAATTTGTAGGTGAACCAGTATATCCACCAGCCCTTATAGTACGGCCAAATTCATCTTTACCTCCGTAAATTGTTTGTGGTAAAATACTTTGAAAAAATTCATTTTGCCCTGCAAAAAATTGATCCATTGCAGAATAATCACCACTACTTCTTGCTTCAGACACTAATCTTTTTAATTCATTACTTGCTTGATCTGCAACTACTTGTGCTTCTTCTTCTGATGCACCTTGACTTAAAGCAAACATACGTGCTTTGTATGCAACATTGCCAGTGCTCATTGCGTCATCAGCGTACGTAGAATAAAAAGGTGTTAATCCTTGCTCTACTGTAGTTCCTTTTAAATCAACTTGCTGTCCGCCAATATCTTTTGGATCATCAGCGCCTAAAATTTCTTGAGAAGTAGTTCCTTCTTCATAAATTACAGGTGATTGGTCATAAAGACTAACACCCGATAAATTTGGTGTTAACATCCCTGCTTGTTGCATACTTTCATATGCGGTTTTTCTATCGTCTATTGATTTTTTAACTTGAGGATTGCTGGGATTTACTTGAGAAGTGTTTGGTGGAGTATATGTAGAACCTCCCATTCCAGCTGGTCCATAACTTGTGCCTGAACTACCTCTACTTCTTAAATAACTACTTCGTCCCATTATCTCATACCCAGTATGTATGGTAACATTTCATTATCCATAAATTGGTAAAAATAATCTGGTACTTGCATTGGGAAGAATTGATCAT